TGGCCTGTTGACGACGACTGATATTCGAATACCCATCCTTAATATCTTTATCCGTAGTCTTATAAACCTCTGTAAACTCTATACCGCGTTTACGGGCCCACGTATCAATATCCTTACAGTATGGTTTAGGAATAGAGTTAGCCTGGAGAAAGTTATAGAGATCAAACTCTTTATCTTCCTTAAGAAAAGCATCTACCTGACCTTCAAGTTCTCCAATTACTTCTGCAATCTTATCTTGCATATAATCACGAACGGAAGGGCGAGGAGCTTTATCTACTACTACTTTAATTACTTCTTTAGTTGTAGATAAGGTATTAATATAACTATCTAAATCCTCAAGATGCCGGGGTAATAACGTATTACCGTTTAAAACCATTCGAGCTAACCAACCGTAAGTTAAAATAATATCACTATCAGATACATTATCTATATTAACTTCTAAACCTGCATGCTTAATATAAGTTTTTAAATACAGTCGTGCATCTTTTTTATCTCTATCTTGATTATAGAAATTAAAAGCACGGGAAAGAGCTGACTTATAGTTAACTAGATCAGATGTAATACCACTGGGTTCATTAACGACTATTCTACTCATACCTCGTCACCCATATTAAAACGAATTTCTGTAATAGAATCATAACGAAATGATCTCCATTCCTTCTTATCAATATCAAATACCGGACAGGTTTCTTCATTAACCGTCTTTACACGATCGGTTTTCTTCTCGTAATCTAGAGTTTTACCTTCTTTAAGAGTACAATTCATAATACGAATAGTACCATCTTTTTTTCGAAAGTGAATATTGACATAATTAGTACGCAATACTCCACTCAACCATTCACGGAATATTTTACGCTCATCTTCACAAGCGTTTGCATAATAAGTAGACTCGTAAGCATGCTTTGCAACTTGACTCATATTAACTCCCAGTTCTCAAAAATAATGTCTTACCGTCTTTAGACATTTGAAAGTCTTCAATAAAGACATGATGCTGATCTTCTGATTCAACAATAGCTTTATCAGCCGCGACCCACAAATCCCACCACTGAAGGTTACCACCGGGTAATGGAATCGTAACGGCTCTCTCATGACCCCAATGATCTTTATATACAAGATTCTCTGCTTTAAAACCAGATAAATCATGCACGTTTAATATTTCATATATCGACCATATAGATTTAAACCTATTAGTATCTCTAATATTATCAAAGTATTTAAATTTAAGATCGAACTCACTATCGTCAAATTTCACTTCATCTTCAATCATATAACCTCCTGAACATACGTTATTATATGCTACTTCTGAGTTACGATCAAGCGTTACGTAACGGTCTAAGATGTGATTTATTTACTTTACACTGAATCCAAGAATTATACCAGGCGTTACTGTCCTCGAGAACAGCATGTAACATTTGCTCCTTGGCTTCCAGGTAGTTAGTTACGCCTTTAGATGGGCACAGATGAATTATTGTGCGCTTGAAACTTTCTCTTCCCAGAGTTTCGATATCTGTTTTGAGCTCATCAGAAGAACTCCAATACTCTTTCCAGTCAGATTCGACCTTGTAGGATTTACGTTTCTTATTAACTTGCTTTCGTTTGATAGACCAGAAAAATTTCTTCCCGATATACTTCCTACCAGATAGCAAGTTTTCGATGATGTAGACAAATCCATAATATTCTCCAGGTTCATAATAAGGTTCACCATTGTATAGCCAATCGTTCATTCGTAATCGTCCGATTCCTCTTCTTCTTCATTATCAATTTCACCACCACAGAATGGACAGAAATTTACTTCATAAAAAGAGGTATCAAGAGAATGTTTAATTTTGAAATCTGCGTCACAACTACCGCAGTTGTAATGGTTATTTGCCATTTGATTTTTTTAATCTTTCTGTTTCAGCAGTATATACCCGTTTACGTAATGCTGAGCTGCTATAGGGATGGTCTCTTAAATGGTAATGGAGTTCAATACCGTTATCAAGACACCATTGCTTACCAGTAAAATCTTTTGTCTTATATTCATCACCTAAGAATCTAATATCAATATGTTGAGTCTTAATCATATTCAATAGCTCTTCTTCTGTAGAATATACAAGTACCTCGTCTACGTATTTGCATGCAGATACTTGACAGTACCTTTCGTACACAGACTGGACAGGTTTATTTTTTGTATCCGGTCTATCAAGTGTCGGGTCTGTTTGAATGGCTACAATTAAGTAATCACAAAAACGTTTTTCTTCTTTTAGCATAGTAACGTGACCAGCATGGAAGAGATCAAACGTACTACAATTAAAACCTACTTTAGATTTGTTCAACATCAATACTACTCTTTTCAAGAAAATCAATACCAAAAGATTCACGGTATGTATTACGGTAATACACCTTACTTATACCTGCCTGGTATATAAGCTTGGCACAGTCTAAACAAGGTGCATGTGTAACGAACATTGCAGCACCTAACCCAGATTCATTAGATCTAGCTAGCTTTGCAATTGCATTTGTTTCAGCATGTAAGACTTCAGGTTTTGATTTATAATTTTCGTCTTCACAAACATTATCCCAACCTGAAGGCATGCCATTGTAGCCAATACTTATCACCCTATTATCTTTGACGACGATAGCACCTACTTGTAGTCGTTTTGCACTAGACAGAGACGCATAGGTCTCTGCTACTTTCATATGCGCGTCAATATACTTTTGCTTCATTATAAAATATAATCCTTTATTATCTGAGTGCTTTTAGGGCTAACAAATGCACCAAGACTTAATACTACTCTATCTCTTTTACCTTCAACTATAGTTGAACTGTGTTCCCATTCGGAAGCAATGTTTAACCAAGATTCATTTTCTTGAATTATATATTCAACCTCATCTATAACTGGCATGCCACCAGTATCAGGTTTCTGTACTAGAAAATTAAGCCTTACATGCTCCCAACCTTCTTTACTTCTATAGTCTTTATGTGGGTGAACATTACCCCCAGCCATGTTAATACCAATAAAGTTATTAAACATTGTCTCTTTTTTAAAGTCAACAGCACCTAGTTTTTTAAATAGTTCTACATTATAATTATTAATAGTTTTAGATAGAGGTAAATTATAATTACCAATCATACAGAATCTTCTATTACAAGTATTACCACTTGTATTTTCCTTCCAATACTCTAGGTTTGAAGAAGTATTAAAGTATAAAATATCTTTTTTAATTTGTTCGTCTAATATAAACGGCAATTTAATGTTCATGTGGCTTCCATTTACCTAACGGACACTCTGAGCCAGATAATAATACTTTAAATTCAAGTATACAACCACATTCTTTGCAAAATAAAGGAGCAGCAAAACGCTCACACGTCTTGCATATCTCAATTCTTATTTCTCTAAGCTTTAAGCTGCCCGGCCCCATACATCGTCCCAAGTACCGCTGTACGCGGCTTTAGCATAATCAGTAGCTCTGTTTTCAAAGAAGTTAGTGTGGGTAGGAGCATTAATCATCTCTTCAACCCACGGTAATGGGTTACGCTTAACCTTCATAATACCTTTAAGTCCTAAACTAATCAATCGACGATCGGTAATGTATCGAATATATTTCTTAACATCAGCAGCATCTAAATCTTCCATATGACCTATACTAAATGCTAGGTCAATAAACTTATCTTCAAGCTCAACCATTCGTTCAGCAATGGTGTAGAGTTGTCCTTTGAGATCATCGTTCCATATCTCTGGATTCTCTTGAATGTAAGTTCTAAATAATTTAATCATTGACTCACAATGCTGTGTCTCATCAACGATAGACCAGGTAACAATTTGACCCATGCCTTTCATTTTACCATGACGTGGAAAGTTTAACAACATAATGAAGGATGAGAACAACTGCATACCTTCTGTAAAGGCAGAAAAGACAGCAATGTGCTTAGCGGTATTTTCTTTAGTTGAGTTCTGATGAGAGATGTCCATAACATAGTCATGCTTCTCTTTCATCTCTGCATATTCCATAAACTCATTATACATAGTTTCTGGTAGACCAATTGTCTCAATCAAATGCGAGTAAGCGGCAATGTGTAGAGCTTCACGCGCAGCAAAGCCAAGCAACATCATTCGAACTTCTGGTTGTGGGAAGTAAGGTAAATAATTATTTACATAACCACCGGCTACATCAATATCGCCTTGAGTAAAGAATCTAAAGATGTTAGTCAAGAACGTTTTTTCTTCTTGAGTTAATTTCTTTTTCCAATCTTTAACGTCTTCAACCATCGGTACTTCAGTGTGAAGCCAATGACTCTGTTCATGCTTTAACCATGCATCATAAGCCCACG